CGGCCTTGACGAGCTGACGTACACACAGGAAGAATCGTGGCTACGGCTCGAGGGCAGGCTACGGGATCCGCGGGCGACCAGGCTCTGCGGCTTCGCGGTATGGACACCGAAGGGTTACGACTGGGTCTACCGCAAGTTCATTTCGGATCCGGTGAGCGGGTATGCGGTGGTTCTGGCGGAGCCGTTCGAGAACCGGCACCTACTGGGAAAGATCGGGGACTTCTACGAACGGCTGAAGGACAGCTACGACGAGAAGTTCTACCAGCAGGAAGTTTTGGGGTCGTACCTGAGTATGGACGGGGGTCGGGTGTACTCGGCTTTCGACCGCAACTCGCACGTACGTGAACTGCAGGTGAATCCCAGCCAGAAATTGTGGTGGACGCTGGATTTCAACGTGGATCCGATGAGTTCGTTGATCGTGCAAGCTGGGCGCGGAGTTGTGGATGTGATCGGGGAAATCGTGATCCGGCACGGGACTACGAGGCAGGCGTGCGAGGAGTTCCTGAAGCGGTACCCAAGACACGATGCCGGGGTGCTGGTTTTCGGTGACGCATCGGGGTACAAGCAGCAGACGGGCGGCGCGACGGATTACGACATGATCCGTGATCATTTCGCCGTGCATTCCAGCATGAAAGTGGAATACCGGGCACCAAAGTCAAATCCGAGCGTGCGGGAGCGAATCAACCTGACGAACCGTCAACTGAAGACGGCGGCGGGACAGATCGGGTTGCAGGTAGACCCGCACTGCAAGGAACTGATCAAGGACTTGGAACAGGTGTGTTTCAAGGCGGACACAATGCAGATCGACAAAGACCGCGACCGATTGCGGACGCACTTGTCGGACGCGTTGGGGTATGTGCTATGGCAGGTATGCCGCGAGACGGAAAAGATCGGGCCTCGGGACGTTCAGATTCTGAGTTTGTGACGGTGGAGAGCATGGAAAACATCAACCGGGAACATCCGGATTACATCGCGCGCAAGGCGATGTGGAAGCAATACAAGGACCTGTATGCGGGCGGGGAGCACTTGCGGCTGAACGCGTGCGAGTACCTGGTGCGGCGTCAAAAGGAGCCAGCACAGGTGTACGAGGAGCGGCTGCGGCGAGTTTTCTACGAAAACTACGTGGGGTCGATCGTGGACTGGTACGCGGCGACATTGATGCGGCGGGAACCGATGCTGCAGTTCGAGGGAAACGATGCGGGGGCAAAGACCTTTTATAACTTGCTTTCGGACGACTGCGACCTGAAAGGAACGAACCTGCACGAGTATTTCCGGCAGCGCTTTGTCGAAGTGATGGTGTGCGGGTCCAGTTTCGTGGTAGTGGACTTCCCGAAAGCGGGTGTTCCGGCGCAGACGCGCGCGGAAGAAGATGCGAGCGGGAGATCGCGAGCGTACCTGACTGAATACGGAGCGGACGAAGTTATCAACTGGAACTTCGACGAGACCGGCCGGCTGGATTGGGTGGTCATCCGGACGTCGTGCCTGCAGCAATCGAAAGTTACGGATGCGAAGTGGGAGAGAGAGACGCGGTGGATTTACTACGACCGTGAGAACTATCAAGTCTTCCGCAAGGCTGGCGAGGCGAAGGCCATCGAGTTGATCGATGAAGGCCTGCACGGGTTAGCCGCGCAGGGCCGGGTGCCTGTCTTCGAGATGAAAGTGTCCGAGGGGCTGTGGCTGATGAATAAAGCCGCGCTCCTGCAATTGGAACACTTCAATAAGTCCAACGCGCTTTCATGGGCGTTGACGATGGGGCTGTTCGCGAGTCCGGTGGTGTTTTCGGATAAGGAATGGAACCAGGTTGTGGGGGAGAGCTACTTCATCCAACTCGGCAAAGATGACCGATTCGGGTGGACGGAGCCAGAGGGCAAGGTCTATCAGATAGCAGCGGACAACCTGATCCGGTTAAAGGACGAAATATACCGTGTTTGCTATCTGATGAACCAGGCCGGGAGCTCGAGCGCGGGCGACCTGCGGATGAGCGGCCTCAGCAAGCAGAGAGACTTCGGCGTGACGCAGGAGGTCTTGCGCGCGTACGGGGACATGGTGAAGGACGCGATGAAGCAGGTGCTGCGGGCGGTGGCGGAGGCGCGGCAGGACGAGGTATCGATCGATGTATCGGGGATGGACGAGTTCGACATCGGCGATTTCAGCAACGAACTGGACGATGCCAAGAAGCTGCTGGATTTGGGGATTGCATCGGAGACGTTGAAGAAGCAAGTGTTCAAGAAACTGGCGTTCAAGTATCTATGCGACGCGCGACAGGAGATCAAGAACCGGGTAGCGGACGAGATTGACGCGGGGTAGGTAAGCCTTCGGACGGGATGGGCCGGTTTTCGGAGAGATGAGAAAGAAGAGTCCGAGCTTTGCTCGGAATGGCAGGCTGAAGCCTGCCCCACCTTGGATCAAAAGGGTGGAGATATCGGATTGGGAGGTATATGGAAGGCATCGACATTCAGGCGATTGTGCGGCAGGCAGTCCAGGAGTTCGTGAACAACGAACAGGCGAAGACGGAACCGGCGCATAAAGCAGAGTTGCAGGAGGAGCGTAAGCGCCGAGAGCAACTGGAGCGCCGGTTGAACGAACTGGTGGAAGAAAACAAGCGCAGCCGCAAAGTGGCGGCGGAGGCGGAACGCAGCTCGACGGTGCGCGCCGAACTTCAGCGTTTGGGAGTGGGCAAGATCGATCTTGCGTTCCGGGCGGTACAGGACGGGATCGTGCGGACCGAGGACGGGCGGCTGGTAGCCCGCAACGAGGCCGGCGAAACGCCGTTGAAGGAATACCTGACCGCTTTCGTGAACGAGAATCCGGAGTTTCTTCCGGCACGGATTGCAGGGGGCACGGGAATGACGGCCACCCTGAAAGCTCCGGCGTCAGGCCGCGAAACGGTGGACATGGAACGAATACGCCCGGGGATGAGCGCCGAAGAAATGCAGCGGGTACGAGAGGAAATCGTGCGCGTAGCGTCGCAGACCCTGAAGGGGCTGTGAAGGCCCTGGCAGGGCGGAATGCCTGCGTGTGGGTGTAGTGAAGGAACAACAATTTAAGGGAGAGAAACGAAATGGGAGCTATTACTTCGAGTAACATCGCGAACGCGATTGTCAAGCTGGTGGCGGCCGACGCATTGCCGGTGCTGGTGGGGAACCTTGTGATGGGGAACCTAGTGAATCGCGACTACGAGCCCGTTCTGGCGCAGGCCGGCGACACGGTGAACGTGCCGATTCCGCCAACGATGGTGGCGAACAATATCGCCGAGGGAGGAACGGTGCAGACGCAGAATCCAAGTCTTGGAAATGCGCAGATCGTGCTGAACACGCACGCCGAAGCGACGTTCCAGATTCCGGATGTGACCAAAGTGCTGGCGGTGCCGGATCTGCTGAGGATCTATATGGAACCGGCGGTTGCCGCGATTGCACAGAAGATCGAGGGCGATCTACTCGGGCTGTACGCGGGATTCACGGCGAACGGTCCGGTGGGAACACCGGGTACGGCGATCACGGAAGCGACGATCGACGCGGCGGAGACGGCACTGTTTTTGGCCAAGGTGCCCCCGAGCGAGCAGAAGTTCATGGTGGTGGACGCGGCTACATACTCGGCGTGGAGGCAGATTCCGCGCTTCAGCGAATTCCAGACCGCGGGTGACGCGGGCCTGCGCTCGCTGATCGACGGCAGCGTTGGCAAGATCAAGGACTTCTTCGTATTTCGCTCACAGTTCGTGCAGAAGACGGGCAGCGGTCCGGTGACGACGCACAATATGGCGTTCACGAAGAGCGCCCTGGGTCTGGTAGTGCGGCGTCTGCCGCAACCTCTGCCAGGTACCGGCGCCATTGCGGAGTATGCGGAATTGGGCAACTTCGGGATGCGAGTGGTGATGAGCTATCAGCCGAACACGCTGGCTCAGCAGTTCACAGTTGACGTTCTGTACGGCTGCGGAGTTCTGCGGAACTCTTCGGGCGTCCAGGTTAATACCTAGAACTCGGAAGGCATCCTGCCTCAAGGGGGGCAGGATGCCT